ACAGGTACCCTAACAACTTCGAGTGGTGGCAGGTGGTCGATATTGAGCGCTTTCGCGTTGTGTCGAAAAGCGAGCATGGGCCGTATGGCAGCGATGATTGCTGGCCTGAGTTGGGCTGAGAATAGAAAGGAGCTAGCGATGGCTGACGGATTTCGAGGCATTCCAGGGGTGCCGGAGGGGTGGGAGTTGGTTGGCATTGGATGCGAGGCTCTCGACTGGTCAATTGGATTTTTGGACGGAAGGCGCGTTGCAGTGCAGCTTGCGATGAAGTCCCCAAACTCGCCAAAGATTCGCAAGATCGAGCAGCCGAAGCGGTATCGCCCGTTTGCGAACGGCGAGGAGTTCAAGCCGCATAGGGAGCGGTGGTGGCGGATGAAAAGCGAATCAAAAGACAAATTCCGTCCGCCAGCATATTATTCCGGTAGCATCAACTGGGAACGCGCTTTTGAGTTGCTTGAATTTGACGACGGCTCGCCGTATGGCGTGGAGGTGACAGATGCAGAGTGACGTTGATGAGATGGCCGCGACGCTGGATGGAAAGTACGGTCCAGATGGCTGGGCCATGTGGCGTGCTGCGATTGGTGGCTGGGTTGTCAAGATCGAGAGCGACAAGAGTTGGCACAGCCAGCCAACCATTAGCCAAGCATTGCAGTTGGCAATTGACCACACACCGCTGCCGGTGGTGCCGAGGAGGCCAAGCATTTTTTCGGCTAGCGGTACAATCGTCCAAAGATCTTACGCAGGATTTAGGGTCGGACACAATAAACGCGACTGTGGCGTCTCGCTAAAGACAAAAAAGCTAGCAGAGCAATGGGCCAAGGATCAAGAAAAACAATCTTGGGAAGCCTACGACGATTGGATGGCCAATCACGGCTGGACGCTGGGAAAGCAGGAAGGAGTGGATTTTAGGTATGAGTAGTCTTCACCCGTGGTGCTAATCCAGGAAACACAGTCGGCGAAAGTCGAAAGTTGCGGGTTCAACTCCCGTCGGGTGAATTGGGTTTGAATGTAACTTTTTGGAGGTGTGGCGATGGAATACGATTTGAACCAATTATTGCCAGATGAAAGATGTCACGTTGACGGCTCAAACAAAAGGATGGAGCAGTTTACGGACGAGCATGGCATTGTCTGCCTAAACAGCATTCCGATTGATTTTCACGGGGAAAAGGTTTTCCCTGAAATTACAATGCGATTTGACGTACAGCTTGGGTACATTCGGCCAATGATCGCAGATGGAACTGCGGACGTTAAACAGATGGCCGTTGCGATCAGAAAAGCAATCAAGAACGCCATCGATCAGACAATTGGCCCATGGCCCTCATATCATGTCCAGATTTGGGATCGCTCTGTAATGTTGCACCGTGAGACTATTGAGTACGATTTTTCTTGAGGCACCCATGAACAAAGCAAAACTGAAAACATACATTGACACTGCCAAAGCCTACCGGAAAGCGGAAGCCGACATGCAAGCGGCAGCAAGGGAGCTAACGGGCGATCTGTTCGCGGATCGCTATACTGGCCCCATGATCGCTGATGCTACTGGGTGGTCAAAAACGAGCGTATACAAAGTCGCTAAAGGTCACTGGCTGGCCTCGGCTGATTACCTCGAAGCGATGATTGGGCTGGCTACCGGTGAGCCGGTGGTCAAGCAGCGTGTTTCCAGAGCAGCACAACCTGATTTTCACGGAGCCTGAGCCATGACGAAAAAACAGATCGCAAAAATCACCCTACGCGATGGCGTCTGGCGGATCGATGGGCCTGGCGTGAAGGATGGATTCGTCTGTATGGGCGACCGTGAAGCGGATCGGGCGGCATGGTTCGCGGAGATGCAATACGGCTACGGCACGCCACACAGTAGGCCTTGGCCCCCTGGTGAATGGTCCTGCGAGAAGGATCGGGCAATGTACTACTCAGCGAGCGACAGTCTGGATCTATCACCCGAGGCCCAAGCTATCCTGCTTGACCAGCCCGAGCCAACGGATGGCCAGCCGGTTGAAGGTGGTGCGATCTGCGTTGCCTGCATCTGTGGACTGGCTGCGGTGGTGATCCTGCTGATCGCAATGATAGTCGGTATCGTGCAGTCATTTGCTGCGATGCTTGATGACAGCCCAACAGCGGCGACTGGTGCGCTGCTTGCGGCTTGGTGTGGGATAACCGCTTGGTTTGGTGCGTGGTCACTGGATATTGGAGGTTGAGATGAAGCACTTTTTGGTTAGGGAGTGCATTTCATGCAGAGACAAGTTTATTCCACCTGCATGGAGCAACAACAAAAACGCCTTGCAGGCTGCGTTGTACAGCACCCGATGCAAAGCATGTGCTACTGAGCTAGACACTGGAAAGCCTTCCGAAGGAATTCGCGATCCTGAAAAACTCAGGGACAGCGGTGGTGGTTACAGGATCTTGAAAAGCGTTAGGGGGCTTGGAGGTTGAGATGGATTCGATATTGAAGCAGCGGGAATTGGTGGAGCAACGGCTAAGGCAGCCGGACGATATGGGCGAGATGGCGTGGGTGTTTCGCGTCTACTCGCTGATAGCGGTGGACGGTGACACCTTTGACGCTGTTCTCGACCTGGGTTTTGGAGTTTGGAAGACTGAGCGATTCCGCCTCCTTCGTTGCAACGCTCCAGAGCGAGGACAACCAGGCTGGGCGGCGGCTAAAGAGGCCTTGATTGATGCGATGAAATGGGAGAAGGGAACCTATCTCTGGTCACGCAAGACCAAACGCGACAAGTACGGCAGATACCTTGCCGATGTTTGGTTCAGCCAGCGTGAGAAGTGGCTTTCTGACATCATGCTTGCCAGTGGGCTGGTGGAGGAGTATTTGCCATGAAGTTCCTGGTTGATGTATCAGGAGCTAAAGCGGAGCGGATCAAAAATCATCCGCTAATTGCCGGGCAGCTGCTGACGCCTTTGACCAGATACACCCGATGGGCTGACTGCTTTGCAATCGACAACGGGGCATTCAGTGGGTTTCCAAAAAAAGAGTTTTCCACATTACTGGAGAGGGAAAAATCCGCCGTTCAAAAGTGCCAGTTTGTCTGTGTTCCTGATGTCGTCGGAAACGCAAGGCGGACACTGGAAATCTGGAAGCGTCGGAATGACTTTGTCCGAGGATGGCCGGCGGCGCTTGTAATACAGGACGGAATGGAGGACTTTGAGATACCTTGGAGCGATCTTGCTGCAGTATTTATCGGCGGCAGAGACCCATGGAAGGATTCGCAGGCGTCGCAGGACATCGTTAAGGCGGCAAAAGTGCTTGGTGTTCACGTTCACATTGGGAGGTGCAACACATTCAAAAGGTTCAGGCTGTTTCACGATTTGGGAGCGGATACCTGTGATGGTTCAGGCATAGCCATGTATGACCACATGCTGAAAGATATTGAGGAGAAGCTTAAAAAAGATGGAGACGCAATTTTACCGGGATTTGGGCAGGAAACCGAGGATCTATCTTGCTGGACCGATTAACGGCAAGAGTGATGAAGAATGCAAGGGGTGGCGAGAAGAGGCGAAAAAACTGCTCGACGCTGATTTTCTAGATCCAATGGCCAGGGATTATCGCGGCGTAGAGATGATGAACGTTTCTGAAATTGTGGAAGGAGACAAGGCAGACATTGAGAGCGTAAATTTCGTGCTATGCAATGCGGCATCTGCTTCATGGGGTACTGCGATGGAGTTGCACTTCGCCCACTCAATCGGCAAAAAGGTGTTTGCATTCAACGGCGGAAAGATCGCTTCTCCGTGGCTTGTCTACCATTCGCAGTGGGTGGTCGCAACTCTGGAAGAAGCTTGCAAAAGAATCGCGGAACAGGAGCGAATGCCATGAGCGACGATCTGTTGCAACGAGCTCGCCAGTGGGCGGATCGGTTCGGACCATCGAATTATTGGACTGGCACATCGGGCGAAGCAGCAACGATCATCCATCAATTGCTGGAAGTGATCGAGGCGAAGCAGGCGGAGGTTGATAGCTTGACTGTCAGGCTGTCAGGGCAACGGCTAGAGGGCACGGTAGAGGAGGTAATGATCTATGGGCACACGGTTGGAAGCAGTGACGCCTGCGGAGTACGATGCTGCAAGAAGAAAATTCATGGGCAGTCACAGCCTGGAGCGGTTTAGGCGGAGCCCGCTGGAATTTCAGTTAATGGCCAAGGGGATGCTACAGGATAGGGACTCCAGCGCGTACGCTTTTGGGCGTGCGTTTCACTGCTGGTTCCTGGAAGGTGAGGCGGCGTTTCATCAGCGGTACGTGGTGTCGGAAGGACCCATTAACGAGAAGACTCTCAAGCCCTATGGTCGCGACACCAAAGCTTTTCAGGAATGGATGGCTGCTAACGTCATGCCGGGCCAGGAGTTGATAACAGGCGAGGAATTCAGCCGTATACAGCAGATGGCTGAGGCGACGAAGGAGACAGCGGGAATCGAGATGCTTGACAATGGACAACCAGAGGTGACGATTCGAGGCGACATCTTTGGTGTTGACTGCCAGAGTCGGCTGGACTGGCTGAACGTCATCGCGGGCTACTTTGTGGACGTTAAAACGGATGCAGAGCTCGACACATTCGTTTATCGCTTCGGTAAGTTCGGCTATGCTCGGCAACTGGCTTTCTATCGTGAGATGGTTCGGGCGTTGGGCACCGGCCAGGAGTGGTCAGTCTTTGTCTTGGCAATCGAAAAGGAAATGCCGTTCCGCTCGCAGGTGTACCGGGTGATGGATTCCACCCTGCTTGCAGCGAGGGAAGAAGTGATCCAGGCACTGGATCAATACAAGCAACTTCGCTTGCGTGAAGATGATTTTGAGTGGCCGATTTCTTTAGTTTATGGGCAGAAAGTGGAGGTGATTTGATGGAATTGTATTCGACGAGAGTAATCAAGCCGCGACGAACATTTCTATACGGTGTGGGCAAAATCGGAAAGTCAACGTTTTGCAGCGAGGCTCCAGGTGTAGTGTTCATCCAGACTGAGGACGGCCTTGCTAACATCGATGCAGTCACGTTTGGCCTGTGTACCGATCCCGAACAGGTGTTCGACCAGATCGGCCAACTGCGAACGCAGGAACACCAGTTCCAAAACTTGGCAATCGATTCGGTTGATTGGTTTGAGAAGCTTGTCCATGAACGCATCTGCCAGGAGGCTAGCGTCTCCAGCCTAATCGATATGGGGCACGGGCGAGGCTACACGATGGCCCAAGGTTGGTTCAACAGGCTAACCAGGGAGCTAGACGCACTGATTGCTGAGCGTGGCATGGGTGTGTTTCTGATCGCTCACGCTGAGCCGGTGCGATTCGAGGATCCCGACACCGCAAGCTATGACCGCTGGCAACCGAAGCTTGCCAACTTGGTCGTCAAACACTTACGGGAATGGTGCGATGAAATCTTCTTTGCTTGCGAAAAAGTCGCGGTCAAGAAGGAAGAGGGGAAAATGGGGCGAGAGGTCGCAAAGGCTGTCCGTGCAGGCGGACGGATCCTCAGGACCACTCCGAAGCCGTCAGCAATGGCGGGCAACAGGCTGAAAGGGATCCCGGAAGAGATCCCATTGAGCTATGCGGAATATGCAAAGTATCTACCACAGAACCAGGAGGTGACTAAGAATGGCTGAACTAGGAATCAATTGGGACGAAGTGCCAGAGGAGCGGAGCTATACACCGATCCCCGACGGTGACTACTTCGTTGAAATCACATCGGCGGAGCGTGATGATAACCAGATGGAGGGTACGAGCACGCTTAAACTTGAGTACACCATCATCGACCAAAGCCCGTTCAATGGGCGGACGGTGCGGAGCAATCATTCGCTGTACCATCCGGATGAAACGCGGGTTGAGATTGGCATGGCAACGCTTCAAAACGTTTGCCGGGCAATTGGTCTGATGCGACCTACTGACGATCAGCAATTCCTCGGTGGTCAATGCTTCGTTCGGCTTATCGCGTCAACCGGCAAGAACGGTAAGACGTACACTAACATCAAAGTCTGGTGGTCGGTTGACTCTCAAGCGCCGCCGCAAAAAGGCCCTGCAATGAAGGCACCAGCGGCACGGCCAACGGCACCGTCGCCACCACCACAGCAGCGACCAGCGGCACCGCCAAGTGGTCCGCAGGTGTGGCGACCTGGAGCAGTGCAACCACCAAAGGGATTCTAACGGGAGGCAGTCATGGATGATGAGACGCTAAGATGGCTCGATACTACCGCAGGCTGGTTAGCGTCTCGATTCCGAACGCCCAAAGATGAGGTTTACCAGATGCTGACCTATCAGCTTGCGTCTGGTCAGCCTCGAAAGTTCGCCCGGCTTCGCGTAATGCGCGAGCTTGGGCAGTCGGAGAGAGCCCACCAAGGGCCATCGGTGGAACGTGAGGCGGTTGAGATGGGCCAGTCAGTAGCGGAACTGACAGCGGCAGAGGTGCTAGATGAGCGATCCTGGCTGATCGTCCAACTTCGGGTGCAACACGGCTACACCGTGAAACAGGTGGCCGATCAGCTTGGGATTTCTCGGCAGCGTGTTGGGCAGATTTACACACAAGCGATCGAACGATTAAGGGAGGAACTGGGATGAACAGCGAGACACCATCGGATCTATTGGCGACACTTCGGAAGCAGTTTGCGAAGCTTCATCTGGAGCTAGCAGCAGGTAGGCAGGAGGCAGCTCAGGCCAGGATAGATGCACTGGATCAGATGATCGAGGTGCTGCAATTCGAGGATGAGCAGAACCGCAAGTTGATGGGCGTTGATGAGGAGGGAGCGATTGTCTGGCGTTTGCTAGTCGAAGGTGACAGCCTAAAGGCGGGTGATCAAATATGGGATGGGTTCGACCAGGAGTGGCGAGATATTCCGGAGGAAGAGCACGGAGTAGACGTAGAGGAGCACCGTGTCATTCGCCGTAAAATCTTCATCACTGGGTGATCGATCATGCAGCCAAGATGGTATCAGACCGAAGCAGTCGAGGCTATCGCTGCGCACTTCGCCACCAGTAACACCAGCCCGGCAATTATCCTGCCGACTGGGGCTGGCAAGTCGCTTGTCATTGCCATGCTAGCCCAGAGGATGGTCGCTAATGGTGGCCGTGTTGCGGTGTTCCAGCATAGGGCGGAACTGATCACCCAGAACGCAGCAAAGTTCCAGGCGATCTGCCCTGATGTTCCGGTTGGAATCTGGTCCGCATCGCTGAACCAGAAGAGCGGTAGTCAGCCGGTTGTGTTCGCTGGGATCCAGTCAGCGGCAAAGGAGGAGAGCCTGCTACACCTCGGCTGGCGGGATCTCATCATCGCAGATGAATGCCACTTGATTCCGCCCGATGGTGATGGTCAGTGGCTTTCGATGCTGCGTTACTGGCAACGGCTCAATCCTGACATCCGCTTTGCTGGGTTGACTGCATCACCATGGCGGCTAGATAGCGGGTCGATCATTGGTGCGGATCGGATGTTGCAAACGGTTGCGTTTTCGGCGCCGATAACACGGCTAATCGAGGAGGGTTATCTGTGCAACCTGATTTCGAAGGATCCCGATAACCACATCGACACCGCTGGCGTTGGGATGTCTGGCGGTGAGTACATCCTGAAGCAACTAGATGACGCTGCGAGCAAGGACGCTGCAAAGGTCGATCTGGCTTGCCGTGAACTGGTGGCAAGGACTGCTGGACGCAATTCCGTTCTAGTTTTTTGCTGTGGTCGCAAGCATGCCCGTATGGTGGTTGAGTCGATCGCTAATATGGAACCCGGTAACGTTGCGTACGTGGACGGCCAGACCAGTAAGAGCGATCGCAAGGAGACGCTGGAAGCGTTTGCGGGCCAGCAATTTAAGTTCCTTGTGAACATCGATGTTCTCACCACTGGATTCGACGCTCCTTGCATCGACGCCATTGCAATGCTACGCCCGAGCCAATCTAAGGGGCTGGTCTACCAGATGATCGGGCGAGGTTTGCGGACGCATCACAGCAAGCAGGACTGCCTGGTTCTCGACTTCGCTGGGAACCTAATCACTCATGGCCCGATTGATTCCTTCGCCGATGACTACCGAACTACTCAGCGTGGCGAAGGTGGCGAGGCACCTAGTAAGGTTTGCCCTGAGTGCAAAGAGATCGTTCACGCAGCAGCGACGCAGTGCACCCAGTGCGATCACCAATTCCCAGAAAAGGAGATTAAGCACGACATCCGGCCTGCGGAGGTGCGTGTCTTGTCTGGTGGTGAGGACGCAATGGAGACGGTGGACGTTGAGAGCGTGAGCTATACAGTTTACGCTCCCGAGCATAAGCCGCGAATGTTGTGGGTCACCTACAAGCTGATCGGCGCGGCGGCGGTGGCTGAGTACGTCTGCTTAGAGCACCAGCAAGGATCCTGGCAGCAAAAGAAGGCAGCAGCCTGGTGGCGTGAGCGTTCAGACGTCCCGGTACCCGATTCCGTTTGGGCAGCGTACAGGCTCCACAAGTCTGACGAAAGTGCTATTGCATCGCCTCGGCAGTTGGTACTAAAGTGGACCAAAGGCAAGCGATGGCCGGACATTGTGCAGTACATCGGCATCCAAAAGGCGATTATGGATGCGGGCTACCTAGCGGATTTGCAGGATACCATCTACATCGACAGGGACGTATTCCGTGGACTCAAAAAAAAAGAACTGACTTGGATAGCTAGTGAAAAGCGTTGGCGAAAAATCTACAAGGGCAGGCAGCTTACATTTTCTGGTGCTGGTGGCGAGGAGGCGAGCTACGAGAGGGCACTGGAAGAATTCAGGGCGAAGAAGGAAGAGATTGACCACGAGATTTTTTTATCTGGGCAACAAAAAGGAGGTTAGATCATGGGCTGGCAGAGCACTTACACCGAAGGGGCGGCAAGGGCGGAGAAGCTTAGGAAGTCAAAGAAGCTTGGCGAGGCGAGAAAGTCGATCATCATGGCCACCGAGCAGGCTAGCATGAGCACGCCATGCGACATCGGACTGCCGTGGGTGAGCGATGAAGCGGAACGGCTGATACATCAACTCATCGAGGAGGAAGGTGTTAAGGGCATCCGCCTCGTAGAGGAACGCTGGTTGGAGTCAATTTTTGCCGAGCGGACGCGGGTGTTATCGCTAATTCGGCAGCATTTCTGTGACCCAGCGGAGTCCATAGAGCAGGGTTTGAATCGTCGCCTAGGGCTAACCTTGCGACCATCCGGCCAGTACAACAAAAGCAAGGTTTACTGCGATCAACTCAAGCACGCTTATCAGTTGGCCTGGTCGAAGATCATGTCCGGTTATGAGCGACCAACGGAAAAGAGCCCGGAGGAGATAAGGAACGAGAGAGACAGAAAGCGGAAGTGCCAGGAACACATGAGAAAGCACCAGAAGCGGCTGATTAAGGCAGGTGCAGAATGAACCTTGGCAGCATACCAAAGGAGCTATTGGACCAGCCCAATTGGGTCCGCTGGTGGTACACGCCAGACGGAAAAAAGATGTTCATTGGCAAGTCGAACGATCGATCTACCTGGCATACAATCGACGATCTAGCTACCTCAGAGGCAGTGGCGTTTGTCATTCCTGAATCTGGCCAGTATGTAGGCGTCGATTTGGATGACGTCATTGGGCTGGATGGGGTGATGACTGATGAGGCGAGCGAAATTCTGCACCGGTTTATCGGTGTTGCCTACGCTGAATTGTCGCCATCTGGTAGCGGTTTCAAGCTGATTACCAGGGGACGCAAGCCGGATTGGGCGAAGTGTGAGCTAAGCACCTGGCTGGAATGCTACGATCACAACCGCTTTTGGTGTATGACGGGGAGACCAGTAGATCCATCTGAAGCGGACTGGATGGAAATCGGCGACGGTCAGGAGGCGATTGACTGGCTTTGCGAGAAGTACCTCAGACCATCCCAACCAGTGAAGCGGCCAAAGCAGATCCAGGTTGTCACAGAAGCTCCTAGCGGGTCGCTAATTGAACGCGCCGAAGCATACGTAGCAGCATACCCGCCAAGCTTAGAAGGTGGTCGCAACAATGCAGCATTCAAGCTTGCTGGCCATCTGTTCGCGATCGACCACTACGGCGAACGGCTAACGGTGGACCAGTGTTTCCATCTCGTTTGGCAGTGGAACTGCGGACTGACCAACCCGCTTGACGAAGTCGAAATCCGCTCGGCTGTGGAGTCGAGCAGTCGTAACGGTACACCGATGGAGACCAAGCCCGCCACAGCAAGGGCTGTCACGGTTGCTAGGGTGCTATCTAGCGACGATGAAATCCAGCCATCGCTAAACGATCTGATAGAGGGCGTAAAGGACGCACACGCAGCGGGATGGCCTGCCCGATTGATGAGACCACCTGGTTTTATGGGCGAGGTTGTGGACTTTATCCAGAAGCAGAACCCTCGGCCATCTGCAATCCTTGCCCTGCCCGCTGCGATCGCGTTACAGGCTACGCTCCTCGGTAACAAGTGGCGGGACAAATCCGGCAACCGTGCCAACCTTTACTTGATCGCAGTCGCTCCACCTGGGGCGGGTAAGGCGGCACCAATTCGGGTTGTCCAGGATGTCCTTACCGCGGCAGGGGCGGAGGAACTGTGGGGCGGCAAGCCGTCAAGTGATTCCGCGATGGCGTCAGACATGAAGGTGAAATCGACAAAGCTTTACGTATGGGATGAGTTCGGAAAGTTCTTGCAGAAAACCAAAATGACCAGCGGAGGCAGTGCGACACTCAACACCATTCAAGATGCGATGCTGGAGCTGTGGTCAATTAACGGAGGAACGTGGAAGCAGAAGAGCTATTCTGATTCCAAGCTGAACAAGCAGGTCGATGATCCTTGTATGCTGCTTCATGGATCAACCACGCCAGGAACGCTGTGGGCAGGGTTCGATGAGTCGAATCTTTTAGATGGATTCTGTGCGCGTCTCCTGATCTTCCAAGAGCACCAGTACGGACCACTTCAGGAGACGGAACAGCAAGCACCGCCAGAATCGATCATTCAGCAGGCTAGATACTGGGTACAGGTTAAGCATCACGATGGAAACCTGCCAGAGCTAAACGCTGGTTGTCGGGTGATACCCGAAACGGAGAACGCTCGGCAATACTTCCGTGAGATGGCGGGATTGATGGAAGACAATTTGCACGATGAAGCGGCAGCAGCACAATGGGCGAGGTCCAGCGAGAAGGCCCGTAGATTGGCCATCTGCTACGCTTGCAGCAGGGACTACCTAGCACCCGTTATTGACGACGAAGCCGCTCAGTGGGGCTGTGATGTGGTCAGAATTGCCACCCAGCAGTTCCTGAAGGCGGCTAGGTCAGAGATCACCGGGAGCGACTGGCAGACGGCACGCTGGAAGAAGGTGCTATCCTACATCAAGAGCGAGACGAAGCGACGCCAACCGGTTAGCCGGTCGTCTCTGATTCGGAAGTTTCGAATGACTGCGACGGAGATGGAGAAGATCCTCGGTGCGTTGACCGAGGCGAGGGAGATTGAGGCTGTTGCTGTCGCTGATCCACGGCCAGGCCGCCCTGGGACGTACTACCGGGCGATGGGATGAGCTCCTCAACGCTCAGGATGGTGGAGCGAAGGATTGTATAAACGTGGTTGTTTGGGCTCTCCCTTTCGTACTTGCCATCTACCAGCCAGCACCCAAGCGTGATTGTCTTGCGGTGCTTGGCGACCAGTTCACCAACCAGGCGGATTTGATAGGCGTCATCTCCCTCGGCATGATCCAAGAACACAACTCGGTAGAGTCGCCCGAGCTCAAATTTCTGGATGGTCATAGGTTGGTGCCTGTAATCCTGCTTCCACTGCCAGAGTCAAGGCGAACGCAACACGGGTGAGGGCGTTGACTAAGTGAGGTTCGGAGCGATCACCTGCTGACCACTCGACCAGATGATTCATTGCGTGCCCGATGTGCTCCTCCAGCGGGATCTTTTTCCAGTTGTGGGGCCCGTACTTGCGCAAGCCGAAGCCGTTGCACTGGGCTAAGAGCCTGAGCACCACAGGCGGAACTACATCGTACCTTGCCAGCGTGAACGAGTGCTTTCCGCCTTGTGCGTTAGTCTCGGTGTCGCCTTCCTTTAGCTTGGGAGGTTTGACCCACTCTAGACGCGATTGTTTTTTCGTTGGTTTCTTGGTTGTCATTTCTTTGCAGCCTCAATTCTAGCCTTGGCAATCTCCACGTATTCCGCCTCCCGTTCGATCCCGATGAACTGGAAGCCCTCCAGCATCGCGGCTTTTGCGGTTGATCCTGATCCGGTGAACGGGTCAAGGATGGTTCCGTTTGGTGGTGTTATCAGTCGGCAGAGGTAGCGCATTAGGTTGGTAGGCTTGACGGTAGGGTGTCTGTTACCATCGCCCCTATCCCGCTTGCTCGCCTTCGCGCAGTAAAAAAAGCGGGCGGAATCACTGAGCAGCTCCGTTACCTCCTCGCTGCCGTCGTGGATCAGGTTGGCTGGCCAGCGGCCAGCGTTCAAAGGTTCGACTTTGTGTCCCGTTCTCCACCCGCTATCTGCATACGGAGCCTGTTCGCTGCGAGTAGTTCCACCATCAGCCCCAACCCTGCACCCATCCACATTGATAGCCCCGGTGCCATGCTCCAGCACGTTGGCGGCAACGGTGCCAATAAGCGGCTTGCGAGCAACGGTGATCGGTTCCATCGCGGGTTTAAGGGCGGTTCCCCAGCCGGACCATTGGCGGGCGGCTTCGGTGGCGGGGGCGGTGATGTTATATTCCTCACCTATATGTTCTTTCCATGGGCGTGGCACAGCTTCCGCAGAAAAGCCAGCATTTCCCCGAGTTGCTATCGCCACTACCTCACGATCTGACCACGCCTCGCCAGGCTTTCCCTTGCGTCCGTTCAAACGCCATATTTCGTCGTCAATGCTGTCGTCGAATTTTAGTAATGCTTTCAATTTTTGCCACTGATCCCAAGTTGCAACACGAGATTTGCTGCCAGGAGTAATTGTAAACAACGCTTGGCCGATGTTTTTTGTGCCAAAATGCTGCTCAATCTGCACGCGCGTGACGCCAGCCGCTTGGCGCCTGTTTTCTAGCCAACGCACTACGGCGTTGATGGCTTCTGTGTCGTCTCGCTTCTTATCAATCGCCTTGCTCACATCCAACGATTTCGGAAACCCGGACCCATACACCCACGCAATCATATCGCGGATCTCAAAGCCAGCATCCTCGATCCTCACCGCCATCCGGTGTTGCGTCCTGGTTCCAGCGAACGCCAGTAGATGACCACCCGGCTTGAGAACGCGCAAGCACTCAGCCCACACATTGACCGCAGGAACATCGTAGTCCCAACGCTTCCCCATAAACGCCAAGCCGTATGGCGGATCAGTTACCACCGCATCGACGCTGCTATCCGCAAGCGTTCGCAGGACTTCCAGGCAGTCGCCGTGATGGATAACATATTCGCCCACTATTTAGCCCTCATTGCTTCGAGATTCAATCTATCCGCACCGCCCTTGGTTCGGCTTACGGTTATCCCTAGCCAAGCCGATCCGATATTCTTCGGCCCCATACCACGCTCAACTTCCCACCCTCCAGAGCCATCGCCCCAGGCGTCTTTGTACCCAGGGCACCTGACGTGCAATTGCTCATCGCGGTACACTTTGCCGTTTTGGCTGATGCGTTGGCGAGGGATACTGAAGATCCAATCGTCGTGGGTGTGACCAGTCAGCACAACGTTAGCGTCTGGCGTATAGTTGGCAATCCGATTCGTTTGAATCACCCCCTTCGTCACTGGACCACCACCTCCCGAGCCGTGGTAATGATGGAGCCAGGCGGAGGCGACGTATCGGTCCGGGTTTGCGGATGATTTGACTGACAGCCGAACCCACCCACTGTAGCCCGAGGATAGCGTGACGCCTCCAACTGATCGCAGGCCAGCAGTGAGCCGGTCAGTCAAGTCGGTTTCATGGTTCTTCTGAATAGCTGTTTCGTGGTTGCCACGGCCACAGATGGCAAGGATGTTTTTGTACGGCTGGTAGAATTCAATAGCAGTAGATACCAGCGAGTCGAGGTAGTTATTCGTTTGATGTTCCGGGCGGATCGATTCCTTAGAGCTGCGTCGATCGTACTTCCCCTGCATCGCGCAATACAAGTCTCCGTTGTCCAGCACTGGGCAATTGCTTTCCAGTGCCTCATTTAGGTGCTTCCGCTCTAGATCCTGGTCACATTTTGGGTTGTCATGATGAACGTCAGAGCGAAGCAGCATCCACTGCGTATCCTGCCCTACATCCCAAAAGCAAATCTCGAATACGTTAGGCCCGATCTGTTTTAGCGTCCACTTTTGCATGGTCGTTCCTCAAATTGAGTCTAGATCGGATCGCCTCTACACGCTTCTCACCCCATTCATCTAGCCAACCCTGGAACCAATAGAGGCGATCAAGCTCGCCCATCTTGTGCGGGTTGCTATCAAACGGGTCACCGTTATTGAACGCCTCCCGGCCTTTCGCGTTCGCTGTTTTCTTCTTGCCCATCGATCGCCTCTTTCGTGAGTCGGCAAGCTTCTTTAATGATTGATCGCCACGGGTCAAACGGATTGAGCCATCGCAATGCCCCGGTCATTGTAGCCCGAATCGCGGCAAAAATGGTGACACTCCAGTCGAACTGCTCAGCGTTTGCCCTCAGTTCATCGGCCAAGCTATCAATGCTGTCTAGGCACGCCTCCCATCCTTTGGCGTTCATGTTGGCCTGAACCCTACGACATCCACAGCCGCTGGGAGGATCGATCCCGAAGTGCTTTTTGATGAGGTAGTACACCGCATCACCTGGCCGATCGAGTCGGTTGCGCTCAATAAATCTTTCGCCCTTTTTTTGGATTGCTACAACCCTCGACGAATCGATCTTCTCAGTGTACTTTGAGCAGCACGCAAAAACCGTTACCGGCTTACGTGAATGATAGACTTCACCGCACCTTGGACAGGTATACTGGCTTACTCCGTGCATACAATATCCATATCTGCGCCGGTTGATGGCAATTTGTAGTCGTCGAGGTTAACTGTTACTGTTGATGCAGTGCCGCCAGAACACAAACCGCTTAATAGGTAGCACGGGCTCGATGGATTAACGTATGGACTTCCTGATCCAAGCGTTTCCATGTACGCTTCCATCGAACATCGCCTAATGCACTCGTCAATGTCAATCGTGAACGTCCCGCAATCTTCTGCGCTGTAGGTATCGTATGCGTGGGCCTCGCAAATATCAGCACAGTCCAACGTCTTGTCGTAAACAATTCCAGATCCGCAAAAAGAAGCACCAGGAGCTACCGGGTTTGCTGTGTCTCCGTCACACTCGCATGCGTTGGTGTCATTTGGGGATGTGTATCTTTCTGGTTGTGGTGGAAGATCAACATCCCAACACGGAAGTTGGTCCGCAGTCAAACTAGGAGCCCATACTTGGCCTGTGCTATAGTCGTAATTCCCAACGAACTGGATAAAGCTACATCTAGGAGCGTAACCGACGCTACCGTAGCCCTCGAATCCTGATGTCCCAGTAAAACCCGGCCTTTCATCGTTGCATGTGAATGTATTTGCTCCCTCGCTGCATGGCGTTATTGTTGGGCAGCAATCGGGGTTGGAAATGTCTCGGTAGGTATATGTTGAGCAGTGAGATCCTTCTGCATACTTTACCCAATTTGGCGTATCTCTAGCGCAATTAAAAAACTCATAAGCTCTGAATAAGTCGGCTGTCGGTCCAGGGCTTTGTCCTGCAATTGTTTCAACATAAGCTCCACACGGCTCGTCAAGAGTTATACATAAGTTTTCTCCCTGAATCACCACATCAGTGCAAAGAGGGCAGTCTTCAAGTTCAACATTAACCGCTGGGCAATTGTCATTGTAATACCACTCAAAGTCATAAGAAAGCTTTGAGCATATCTGCGGAAACAGATCGAGAGCAAGGGTAGCACGAATTCTAACTTGCCCGCCACCCGCATCGCTAAATTGCAAACCAACTACAAGCGACTTCCTTACAACTAGGTCAATCTTTAGATTGTAGTTGGTAATGACTGGCAGCGTCATAAAGAACCGAGTGTAGTGACACAGTTCTGTTTCGATTCCTGGATATGTTGAGATGATGCTTTCTGCTTCGCTGCATGGCGTGCAGTTTGCTGGAATAGTTGGAAATGGCCCGTCGCCAAACGGCCCTGTAGACTCAAAGCCACCACCCCCAGGACCAGACGATGCAGAACAACACCCAGCCGAGTCATCTATTATCTTTTTCCAGTAGTCTCCGACTCTTGGGTCAAACTCTGTGGCGGCTGAGTAATCAAGCAGTGTCGTTACCTCATTGCCAAGGCACACCCGCTCCAGAATTGAGCACCCTGGAAGCTCAGAAATATACTTCCCAACATTAACAGCAATGGTTTCACCGCTGTATGTAAAGGTAATTGTCTGAATAAATTTTTCGCATGGTCCGCAATTGCCTTCGCAGCAAGTGCACCCTGCCCCGTGTTTATTAGCCATTGTTGATTCCAAAGACAACTTGCAGGGTACGTGCGGCACCTTCGCTAGATCCGCTCACCAGCTTCAAGTTGGTAGGCGTGGTCGATGGACCACCGATCACACCACGGAACGCGGCGGCATCCAGTGCAACGTGGCGACTAGTGCCGACCGTCACGCTGTACTCCGTGCCCTCTTTGTAGACTGGCTTGTACGTCGTCCCGCCATCGTCTGATACCTCGAACTTCATTGAAGTTCCAGTCAACGCAGAAGGAGTGACAACCGCCAGAGGCACCTTATCCAGTGGCACGGCGACTGCCGCACTGGTCGTTGCTCCGTTCGCGATCACCACATTCGCCCGCTCGATTTTTGTTGCCATGTTTAGCAGTCCTCAAAGTCAACAAACCAATATCCAGAATACCATTCACGCTTGCATTGAACCCACTTATCTGCAGCAATTGAAGCGGATGATAAATTGTATACAGTGTGCGTCGTGGTGGTGCTTGTCAAAGTCGTGCCCACCAGTTTATAGGCTGTCACTGTACCAGATCCAACAGTGGTCCCGCTCCTAGCTGTGATACCGCCCGAGTTCACCTTGGCAATCATCGCAGCACCTGGGCGAGCGTATACATCGACAACAATCAGCGTGCCGTCCTGGGTGCGGGTGGCAAGAAAGAAGTCGTTATCTTTGATAAGCCGATCGCTGAGGTTGAACACCTCGGTAATCACGCTTGTGCTGTTGGGCGTATGGCCTGAAATGGCGTCGGTGGTCTTGTCCCTGGTAGCTACTCTGGCATCACCAGAGGCTACCACTGGCGTGGCGGCTCCATAGTCACCCGCTGCGATGTCCTCCTCAGCCTGCATCAACCAGGTCGCCCCAGTATTGGCAGGTACACTGCGAGCACCAGGCGTGCTGTACGCTCCAACCTGTTCGCGTACCATCTTCTGAACCGCTTTGGCTAGCTCAGGGCTTAGGACTGCGTATTGCTTCGTCATGCCCAACTCCATGGACCTAGTTGGAGGTCGTTAAAGTTGGCTGCTTGGTAGCGATTGAAGCTAGGCGAGATGAACACCGGAGTTGTCAGGCTAGTGTTCTTGCCTCCCGAGCCGTTAAGGTTGCCGGTAGTCTGCTGGAAAGCATCGTCACCGAATGGAACCTTAGCACCGCTTCCTTTGGTCCCGCCTGACCAGTAATAGGTTCCTTCGTCAAGGAGTTTGATTTTCCAGCCCTCGCCGTTGTTGGACCAGAACTTGAACTGATATTCCACATTCCAATAGGCTACTTGTTCTTTACGCTCCTGGGTCGCACTGATCGAAGCACAAAGCACCGTGTTAGCAGCAGCACCCCAGAACGCCTGAGAGTTGACGCGGTTCATGTAATTGGGGATCTGGGTGTAGTCAAAGTACAATTCCGCTCTACTGATCGTCAGAACCTGAATCGTTTCAGGCGTAGTCAGTGGTGGCAACGACTCACCAGCCGAGTTGTAGAATGGTCGCGTTGGATCCTGAGCATCAAATAGCAGCGGTACCTCGATCGTTTCAGCGGACCAGGACCATCTGGGTGTGATGTCCCAAGGTTCCTGGTTCGATTCGTTGGCCTTGATTGTCTGGTTGTCAAAGACACACTCCACTTCCCAGGTAGCCGGACCAATCTCCGTGCAGGTGCGGGAGATGCAGTACGCGCCGGCTGCAATATCCGACGCGGCACCGATGGCAGGGATCCCGGGGACTAGGACGACCTCGTTTTCTCTTGCATCCTCATCGGGACTACCAGCGAGCCCGATGCCATCGGTCATGCGAACAACAAAGACTACCGAGTGCTGTAGGTTAACCCGCAGCTTGTCGAGGTCGAACGTCTCTTGGCTGTTGATCCCGACACGCTTGCCAATCACTGCACTCATAGTGCGAACTCCACAAAGGCGGCGGCTGGGTTGGTGAGTGCTTTAGCGATCTTCTGGAGCAATGCTGCTTGCTGTCGCTCAAGGACCAGTTGCTGATTCATCGCGTTTTCGCGGAACTTCTCAAAGGCGGCGGTCGATGTCGCCTCCAGTGCTTGCGGCTGAGCGAACTGGACGGCTTGCTGGGTAGCGTCTCTCGCTGTAGCACTGACATCCTCAGCACCTTCCCGCACCGCTTCGGCTCCAGGTGCTGCGGCTTGCATTAGATCGATCCCGCTGAACTGCTCGAAGGTAGCCCGTACTTTGTCGGCTGCTTTGGAAGTACCTTCGGCAGTTAGGTCCTGAGCCTCGGTAGCGTCTGCCAGGTTTGCGGCCTGGGCTTTAGATTCCGCTTCATATGCTGCCCGCAGCGTGGTCATCTGGTCGCGGAACTGATCGAGTGCTTTTTGACCGAGGTTGTCAGGGTTGGTCAGTTCATTCAGCGATGTCTCCATCTGATCGCGGTTTTCATCGCGGATTCTTTGCACCGTCGCTTGTACTTCCTTCGCGATGTTGTCGATATTCTGGACCACATCAGCACCGAACGTGCGGCGCGTCAGCGGGTTATTGACCAAAACACGGAACAGCCCGAGAAAAATATCGGTCGCACTGGCTGCCATGCCGATGATGAATGACAGCCCAGCCCGCAGTCCGTGGAATGCACGGATCGCAATGTCCAGTGGCGTGTTGACGTATGCCAGAGTTTGACCTAGCAGGTTAAACACCCTGGCTGAGTTGTCAACTCCAGTGGCATTCAGATCGAGGTTAACTAGTAGATCCTTCAGCATATCGATCAACATCGTTGCATACGGCAAAAACGCTGTACCGATTGCAGTAGACACTTCCACCCAGCCAGCCTGCAATGCTTTGAGCTGGTTTGCAAAGGACATGCTGGAGCGGTCAACGTCGCCTTGTGCTTGAGCTGTTCCGGCCAAGATCACGTTGTACCTGGCCATCGCTTTCTGTGCGTCGTTGGCGGTTTGCGGGTCGAGTCCCTGCTTCAGCAGTTCCGCTTTCATCGCAGTTTCGTCGACGATTACACCGAAGTCTTTCAATGGCTCAGACTCGCCAACGATCGCTGAACGAAGCGCCCTGAAAGCGTCAACGTCTGCGGCATTGTGGAAGCTCGCCAGATCGTAGGAGAGCTGCGTTAGATTGCGGCTCATCTCCTCAGCGGCTGCCGGATCTACTCCCATCGGGATCACCAGCGATTGAGCGTCAGCCATGAAGCCCAACACCTCGGAGCGGCTACGCCCCATTGTCGCGGCGAATTGATCGCCCCAGGCTTGCATTGATCGAGCATTCTGGCCGAAAACCACGTTGAATTTATTCAGCGTCTCTTCCAGCGTGCTTGCGTTGCGGATGGCATCGGTAATCCCAACAGAGATCCCGAACGCAGCACCGAGGGCGGTAGCCTGGCCGATGAGCGATCGCATCATACGGCTCAGCATGTTTAGGCTGTTGCCGATCGCACCGAACCCAACCCGCCCGACCATTTGCACCTGGGCTGAGAACTTCTTGATCTGTGCTTCCATCGACGCGAAGGCACGGCGGAAAGCGGCTTGGCCCTCCACTCCCATCTCAACGTATGCACGGCCTGCAAACTGTGCCATCAGCCGAACCTCGCTTTGTAGTAGTCAACCCAGATTTTGGTCATCTTGCTGCGATGTCTCGCCAGTGCCGGTGCCATCGTTGGTCGTTTGGGCATTTTGAAGTTCATCGGCTTGCCAGTCTTGCTAGTAATCAACGCTAGATCCTGGTGTGCAATGGTCGTTTTGCCTTTCCGTCGCTTGATGTTTTCAAGTGTGATCAATGCTGGGATGTAACGCACCTTAGCCGTAAACGTCCCTCCAAACTCGTGAAGCTCAGCACCCCATTTCGATCCTAGCTTTCTGCTCCATCCAGCAAAGCCAATCTTTACGTCACGCTTGCCGAGATTCACCTCATATACGATCTTGCGGATACCGAAATCACGATCGCCATACCTAGCCATCGGCGGTTTGCCTGGTGGCCGTGGCTTGCGGCCCTTCTGGTATACCGTTACCGGCTTGCCGTCGATTACCTCGGTTCTAATCTGCTTCTGTGGCTTGACTGGATTCCCGATAAGCTTCCTGGCGTCCTGCCGAATGATCGCACCGAACCTTTCAAGGGCTCGGCGGTCGATGTCTTGAATTGCCGAGATTCTGCGGTTGGCTTGCTGAATGATCCGCTGAAAGCCACGAGTCTTTGCTTTCAGCTTTAACATCGCGTTTATCCTTTGGAACCATCAGTTTCAACATCGAAATGGTCTGCGAGTTGATCGCCCACCGCTCCTTGCCATCCTTTTTCGCGACATCGGCAAATAGCTCTGGACGGGCTCCCCTCGCCATCTCCATCAACTGCCAGGCTGTCAATCCTGCTGGGTCGATTCCAACGATTCCAGCCAATCGATAGAGAGCTTGCCAAACGCTTGTTTGATTCGCTCCGCTTGCACCTCCTGGCCCCGCTTGCTGCTTGACCACAGACCGGCCAGCAGTTCCTTTTTTGCGGGCGCCAGGCGCGAAAAAAAATCAGACCATTCCTCCATGAAAGCATCTATACCAGCGGCCAAAGCATCACCATCCAGCCGATCACCAAATGCCTTGCAATCAATGCCCAATGCCTGAGCCTGATCCATGCAGATAAACCACAGGACATCCATCAATGTCGGGATGTCAGTTGGCATCTGCTCAGGCGAGTCTAGTAGATCGATCTTTAGATTCTGCTTGATCGCCAGCAGGTTGCCGACCGTCAGCTTGATCTGCCACTGATGGCCGGTGCTGTCCTTAAACGCTCGCATGATGGAACCTCACTAGGATGACTGAACCAGACTAGGTTACAGTATACCAAGCAGGTGCGGCATTGGCGTTCTTGACGGGTCGCAATGAAACGTCAACCATCAACGCTTCGCCCAGGTTCTCGTTGCGGGTGAAGCTCTTCACCATCATCGTAGCCCGCAATCCCTCGCTGCCACTCGTTGCGACCAGGCCATCCAGGACCAAAACTTCGACGGCGGTGTTGTTGATGAAAGCACCCTGGAAAGCATCAAAGTCAGCGTCCCCGGTATCCCAGAGCATCCCGAATTCAACGGTCGCATCTTTCATGCCGTCAACGAATTCCTTCCAGCCACCGCTCGATCGAGTCGTCACGTCGGTCTCGTCCTTCTCAAGGCTCAAGGTTAGATCCTTGACGTTGCCGATCAGATCCCATGTCGGGCTTGCATAAGTGCCGGTGTTCCGGTAAAGCTTCGCATCTTGGCTAAGTACGTGTGCCATTAAATTGTCCCCTTATAGCGGATGGAAATGGTTGTCTGAAGGACGCCATCTTCGGCCACCCTATTAGGGTCGAATGGCTCCAGTTGCTCGATCTCATGAACGTATAACCCGGCCAGGTTATTGGCCCCTAGGCGGTCCATTAGCTCCTGGCAGAGCGTTAAAAATTGTCCCGTCTTCGTTTCCTGCGCTGCTTCAGTACCGCTGCAATCTGTGCGAAGGACCACACCAACGGTGTAAATCTTCGTCCACAAATTACTTCGGCTCAGCAGTTCGCGGGATTGCTCGGCACTGTGTACTGTGACATCCCAGCCAGTGAGCACATCCCGATCATAGATGGGGACTAGCTTCTTAGCGGTCGTCACTGTCTGGCTGTACGTCCCGCTTTGAATGAGCGAAACCACAGCGTCAACTAGATCCACTGGCAAGGGCATTAGATTTCCTTTGTGTGGATCCTTAATGTTTGCATCGTCTGATCCTGGTATCGCCAGGCGGCCTCACCACCTACCGAAAGAACCTTGTAAACCTTGGCCCCCTCGGTGATTTGATCGCCACGCTGAGGGGTTATCACAACGCCACCGATCTTGAGTTCCGACGCAAGCAAGATGTAATCTCTGCTCTTGATCTGCTCAATGACTGAACCATCCTGCGTGACATCATGAACCGACCGGCCAGGTACAGCCCTGGAAATCGTCACAGACGATGCACCGCGGGTGTAGGTGATCGACACGCCATGAATAGAGCGTGCGGCCTTATGTGCGGCGATGACTGCTGATTCCAGGGCTGTTGGCATTGCGTTACCTCAGTGGACTAGGATCAGGTCAACAGGGTTTCAGTGCTGCTGATCTGATCCGTCACAACGATCGGTACACCGAACGATTCCGAGGGGAATGGTGCAGGTGCTCCAGTTGGGTTGGTCGCGGTCCGGCTGGACTGCAACTGACGGTGGCTACGTCGATTCATGACGATGTAGTTGGGACCACGGCTAGCAGGGAACTTCTCAAGAGCCTGAGCGATCAGGCTGTCGGTCAGTCCCTTGCCGGAGTCGGCGGTCAGGTTGGCGATGCGGACAACGCTGTAGATCGATCCAACCTTGAGACCACACCAACCAATGATTGGGTGGTAGTACGCTGGGAATCTACCAGTCACCGAGCCAGCCCGCTCAACAATCTGCCGTTCGCCAATGGAGATAACACCTTGCTGTCCCCAGAGAACCTGGCAATCAGCGTCACCCGTGCGGACCAGGTAGACCGAGGAACCAGTCGAAGCAGTCGTTCCACCAGCACCGACGACCTGGGCGTCTGCAAGCTGATTCAGGTTGGACTGGCCGGCAAAGCCAGCAAAGCCACTAGCGTCGTTTCCGGTGCCGTAGAAAATCTGCGATTCAACTTCGGCCATCGCCTGACGCATGTGGGCAAGTGCTTCGATCCCCATCATGTGCTCAAGGCCACGCTCATCAGCCAGGGCTGCGGCGATGTCCACGGCGAAGGAAGCATCCAGCACCTTGAGATCCAGCGTCACGCTGGTGTAGGTGCCCTTCTTATTCTCGATCCCGTCATTGACATCACGGAACCCAACCGCTGGGTTAGCGGTGATCTTGCTGTACTTAAACGTGTTGCCAAGCACGGTGCGTGCAGCGAGTACGCTCAGGAATGGTGCATCGTCAAGGACGTCGGACACCAGAATGTCCATGTCGGTCTTGTTGAAGTGAGCTACGTCGGTGGTCGTCAGGTATGCATCAGCCATAATTTAGAATCTCCGTTTTGGTTGCGTTGGTAAAATCAGTTGGAGCGAGGAGCGAATGCCCCAGCCCATCGGATCGCCTTGTCATCAGCACCAGCCTTGGCAAGCTTAGCGCGTCGCTCTGCTGCTTCGATCTGGGCTGCGGTCAGTTCCTTGGCGGCAGGTGCGGCACTTAGCGGCTGCTCCTCGCCTAGCTTTCCTTCGATCGCTGCAAGCTTTGCCGTCAGGTCATCAACCTGGGATTGCAGCTTCGCATTGGCCTCGCCAATCTCGCCGTTGACAATCGACAGGCACTCCTGCATCGTCTTTCCTTCGAGGAACCACTTGGCTCCTCGATCACCAAACGCAACCAAGAACGGTTGCGCAGCCTCAAGGCTCATCGCAGCGGGTGCAGGTGCCACAGGTGCGGCCTGTTCCTGCTGCTGAGTCTCGACAGCGTCCACCGCTGCATCAGCCATAACGTCTTCTCCGTAGTGAAGCGACAGAAAACCGAGCAGTCTTGCGACCACTTCCCTTTTCGGAACACCCGAAAAATGAGTCTCAATCAGCGAGCTAACAACAGGTGCCAGGTCTCGCTTGTCGTATAGATCAAAGAGTCCGCCACGGGTTGCGGCTGGCTCATCAACAAAATCAACAGCCCTCAGCCCTTTGATTCTTAAGGGTGCTTTTTCGCCGGGCTTCAGCGATTCCAAAGCGGCTAGCATTTCATCAGAAAAGTCAGCCACGATCGACAGTCCAAACGTCTCCGAATCCTCTTGGGCGAGCTCCAGGAGGTACGCCCCCTGCTGCCCCTTAGGACTGTTATCACTCGCAGAGAGCATCGTGAAATCAGCGTAGACAGCGTTGCCCTCGACGCGGAAATTCCGTGCCCTTGCAACGGTGGTCCCGAGGCCATCGCTCGACATATGCGGGTGGGTCCAGCGTGCTTTGATTCCACGGGTTGCACCGTTGCCGATGTCCGCGACCTGCTGGAGCGTGACAGCATCAACGACGATTGGCCGAGAGTCGTTTAGCTCCCCTGCTTCGATCACCTTGGCCCGCTTGATGGTTCGGCCATCAACACCGCTTGCCGGTGCCTTGGCTGGCTGACTACGAAACATCGTTAGGCGACTGCTGCCCATTGTCTTCTCCTTCTGTTTCGGTGGTCTCCTGCGGGACTTCAGGCTCAGCCATCACGGGCACGCTAACCAGCCCTTCGGTCGATTCGTCGAAACCGTACTGCGTAAGGTAGTCCCGCTCCTCGGCAAGCTTGCGCACAACATCCCGCCAATCGTCGCCGTACTTCTCCCGACGGATCTCGGAGCGAGTCCGAAGCTTTCCTTCGACAGCCATCAGGTCGCCAGTGATCTCTTGCTCAGGATTCCAGTAAGGCACGCCCGCTGGGATCCAATCCCAGTAAATCTGGTCGATCTGCTGTACACCCGCTGGCATGGAAAGAATCCCCGCTGCCATCCACTGCTGAATCTTCCAAACGGTGATGCGGTCCAGCATCTCTTTCAGGTCTTCTCGCTTCGATTTGCAAGCTTGCTGATACTGGATAAGAGCAGCACGACTACCAAAAAAATTCGTGTAAGCTTCATCGTAAAAGCTCCAAGGAATATCGAGGCTTTTGAGTGCGGCTTGCAGGCTCAGCGTTAGGAATGCTTGGAACTCCGTTGACGGATGGCGGGACTCAAGAAACTCTGCCTTATCGCCTGGATCTAGTTCAAGCTTGACGGGACCACGGCCTAGATCCACTTTGTACTCATCACCATATAGCTCGGCATCGTCATCAGCCATTTCGCGGGTAATGGCGAGGGCGAAGAGTTGGGTAATCTTCGCTTTTGCCCTGGCGTAATCAGTCACTTCCAGCGAATCCTGGAATGATGCGATCGCAGATGTCAAAGGACTGACACCGCGCACCTGGTCGAAGCTATCGAAGTAGGCAAGCTGAATTACGTTGCCCGCGCTGATGTCCCGCTCAAAGGTGTACTGCCCATCTAGCGAACGTGACCACACAGCAACGCGGTTCATCGATCCACCAGCACCAACTTTGATACCGTGGACCCAGTTGTACATCGGATCGACGCGGTTATCAGGTGAGCGAACTCGATCGCCCTCGATCGCTTGAAGCCTGCCATCACGAAGCTTGACTAGGAACACATCACCATCAAGAACCCGACGCATCTCAGCCAGACGGACCATACGGCGTAGCGAGTGACGGCCTGCGATGTCGCAGTTGATCGGGCGGTTGTACCAGTTCATTAACGCCTCAAGGCGTTCGTTAAAAACTGGGTCGTCAGTGTTAGCTTGAAAGGTAAACGTCGAAACGTAGTCCAGGTGCTTGCGGATGGCCCATGCTGCTACGCTGAAGTTTCGATTGAGTTCCCGAGCACCCTCGATAACCCTTCGTCGCTTTTGGGAATCTAGCAACGCATCGCTAGATTGAATCCGCGTCCCTGGGTCGCGTCTCTGCTGGTTCGGTTCGGCTGCAATGTACCGCCCAAAACGTGAAAGCCAGTTGGTCGCGGCGTTTCTTGCTTCTTTAATCATGAGCGTTCCCCAGATTAAAGTTGCTCATTCGCGATCTGGTACGGCTGTAGCGGGTGACTTCTTTCCGCCAATACTGGAGTTCCTTCATAGCCTGCGAGCGGTCAAAGTCAACGCTCGTCCCGTCAACGGAGACGCTGACGATCCCAGCACCAGAGGCGATCTGGGTCTCTAGAGAATCCACCATCTGCTTGGCGAATTCCAGTTTGCGATTACGCTCAGAGAAATCTGCATTTGTCATATAAACATAAATGCAGAATTCAGGCGATTTTCGCCCAAGTTACCTAACAGATTCTGACTATTTTGGAGAGATTGGCCCAACTTCCCGCAAAATAGATGGCTGGTTGCAATGTTTGCAACTCACTCGGAATCGTCGGATCTCCTGATTCAATTCCGGGTAGGTGGCGTGATAGTGGGCTCCCTGCTGCTTTAGTAGCCCGCCACACTTGCCACAATGCGGGCAGCAAGGGAGTTCGTAGGAGACGGTGGGCGGCTTCTTCTTCGGCTGTGTCATAGGTAGTCAACGCTCCCCCTGTGTCGCTTCCGTGGTGCTTCCTGCCGTGGCTGGTGGGTGGCTGGTGGCTGATCGCCTGTTGTCACCTGTGGCATCTGTGCTGCTGATCTACGTCGCTTCGGTCCCGCGTCGCTGGGCAATCTACAGCCCTCCACCGAGGCGGCAACGCAGCACCCTACTAGGCAGTCAAGCCAGTGGTTGTCAGGCCGATCTGCTTTGATCTTCCATTCATCAACCGTTCTGCCGCGTCCCTCAGTTCTCACTGGGTACTCTGCTCTAAGGTGCTTGGCAATCGTCTCATGCTCGATCCCGCTCGCCTGGTACAGCGTCAGGCTGCCAGGCGTACCTGGTTCGGTTGACAACCTGGAATGAAGAAAGCTCTTCCACCAGTTGGCATCGAAAAGAACGTGACGGATCGGGCTGTCCTTCGCTCGATCTACTCGCCAATGCTGACCTACTGCCCTACCAAGCCTGCGGGTGTGGTTCGCGTTCAGTGGCTCATTTGATGCACCGATCCCCTTGCCGTGCGATGGGTAGATCGATCCCTTATGAGTTGATCGCTGGCAATGCTGGTAGACGATGTTTCTCGATAGTCCCCAGTTGGCATCGATAAGCATGCGATTGATTGCCAGTTCTAACCCGTCCTCAGTCTTCCAGATTCGGCTAAATAGATCCTTTTCGATTGCTGCCAATGCTTTGGCAATCTTGGATTCCAGTGACTCGCCAGGGAACTGCTTTGTGAAATTGTTCCGCACACCCGACATTCTGAAATTCGTTGTTCGCTGATTCGGCCAGGCTCCGTACTCGATGACAGTCCCTGTCATATCGTGACGCCAGGCTGTCACAGCGTAGAAAAGGATCTCCTGCTGGACGTCCACCATTGCGACAAGCTTGCTGGTGTTCGCTGGTGCGATCCCCTTGGGTGTATGGCCCATCCGCTTAGCAAGTGCAGTCTCGCTCAGGATCGTATCATCCGCCCGAAGTTCCATCGGCTGATTTTGATACTCCGCGAAGAACGCTCCTTCATCGCGGAAGTAGAGGTTCATCGCGTTTTGAATCGCTGAAATTTCGTCCTCGTTGTACCGATCCGGCCAGGCTGCTCTGGCTCCCTTGTCCATCTCCTCCTGGTTGTCACGATAGAACTGCGCCGCCTCCTCGGTGTCCGTTCCGTTGCGGAAGCACGCTTCCCGGATCTCCTGGTACCGCTGCCAAAGGTCCATCTTCTCCGGCATACCGTAGAGCAGTTGAGTCCTCTCGCCGTGCCACTCAGGTGACACCTGACGATCTAAAGACTGATCCGCCATGTCTCCACGCTGGATTACAGTGCACGGCATCACACCAGCGATCTTAACCCCAGGACCAGCGAGGCCCAAAATATCTCCGTTGACGATCGCTAGCCGGTCATCGTTCTGCGTGCCACTCTTAGCAGACTCCCGCGTCTGCGGGTCATCCAGGATCACATAATCAGGGCGGATAACCTCCCCGTCGGGCGTAGTCTCCTGCTGCCCACGAATATCTCCAGTGATACCACAGACTGATACCAGCGAGCCAGATGACTTGCTACCCTCGATCGTTGGCAGCATCAGGTTATCAGCCAGCCATCTTATCGCGGTGCTCTTGCCTCGGTATGTCTGCGAGTTGGCACGGGCGGGCTTGCCATCAAGCTTGATGATCGGATAACAGACTTCCGGGAAATCAGCGAGCAACAGCGGATTGAAACGAAGTTCCGAGCGGATCCCGTTCAAAAGCTTCTGGGCCTTTGGTTCCGTTGCACCAACCAAGCACACCCAGCGGCGATAACCACAGAGCAGAGCCCACGTAGCGGCGGTGATGGCGATCGTTGTTTTACCCGAACCGCGCGGCATCGCCATTGCAAACAGACCACCGTTTTTAACGGTGGTTTCGATCCGCTCCAGCACTCTGATATGGTCATCAGACCACCCTAGGTGGAACGCTGCTGGACGGTAAATCTCGCAGTAAGCTTGCAGGCTGTCAGTCGCCTCCTGCCTCCGAACGGGATCGGCAACAGGCGGAATCTCCCCGATGTCCGCAGCAGCCCGAGCACTCTCCCGAGCACGCTCGCCAGCCTTCTCCCGATGAACGCGGTATTGCTCGGCGAGCTTAGCTTTGCGGTCATCTTTATTCATCGTCGCCATAGATTGATCCCAGTTCCACTGGGTCGCCCGTTACGGTATCGGGAAGGTTCACGTACCAAGCTTTGTTCTCAGCTGCACCGCGATAGACTTTGTAGCGGCAGCCAGGGAACAGGTTAGTGAACTGTGCCACTCCGTTAGCGTCGCTTGTCACGGTTCGCAGCCGGTTATCCAGTGCCAGGCCAACTGAACCTTGAGCGAGTCCAACCAATTGCATAGTGATCGATACACCAGCCTCGACCACTCCCAGGTGACTGTAGCAGGTGTAGTAGCCAGTGATCTGCGTTGCTGGGCTTGGCGTGATACTGATCGCGGTCAGGCTGTAGCTAACGGTCTCATCGTCATCGACCACCAAAGACGCGCCGGCAAACGTCGCACCTGGCGAGGTGATAGCTACTGTCCAAGTGCCATCATCAACGTTGAACGTGACTTGGCCTGATGCGTTGGTAGATCCCACGTAAGTTTCAGCGGCTTTGGTCAATCGAATGCTTGCACCTTCGACGGGTGCAGCGGAGAGCGTCACTGTGACAACCACGGTACGTGCACCGGTTCCGGTACCGCCTCCGCCACCACCAGATGGAGCATTCTGCAAAGCGGAGGTAGAGAAGCGAGCATTGGCAGTTCCGTCGTTGATGATCATCGTTGTCAGATCAACCATCTGAGTAAGCCCACCCACAGCGGTTGCAATCTCAGTCGCGGCAGATGCTGCGAGTGCATTGGAGTCAATCGCACCTGCGGCAAAATGGGTGTTGTCGATAACTGCGGGCTGTAGTTCGTGGATGTCAGCGGCTACGTGGTTGGAGCCAGTAACCATCACAGTGCGATTGCTATTGGCAGCAATCAAAACGGAATCGAGGTAGCCCGCCCTTGTCGCGGTCCAATTGCTGGCAAGTGCTGCGTTATCAGTTCCTCGCATGTCGGTGTTAGTGGTCGTGGTATCGACCAGCGTGACACGGGAGATGTGGCCCGAGCCATTGATTCCAAGCGCGGCAAAATTCGATGGAAACGCCTGCGTCAAGCTGTAACCTGTTTTGTCGTTGTTTGTCGTCACCGTCACGCCATCGGTGACGGCCTTGATTGTGGTCCCGCTAAGGTTGACGGTCGATGACGCGTTAGCGATCTTGCTCTGATCGGTGCCAGCGTATCCAAATGAACTGGACGCACTGAACACCGCTTGGGCAGTCGCGGGAATGCAACCAGTCTTGTAGACGTTGATCCGAAGCGAATCGCAATCAGTCTCGCCTTGCGTCGGTGTGTAAGAATGAATGCCGTTGCTTACTGCCAGCGTGCCACCGCCAGCGGTAAACGATCCGCCATCCTTCGACACTTCAACCGATGCACCAGAAGTCTGTACCGTCCCATCGCTAATCTGAACCACTGGCCCAACGGTTATCGGTCTCGGTGTTGCGTTGTTTCGTGCGTACATTTAGCGGAGCCCTCCACCAATCAAAGTTGGTCGCCGTGACGCCCATGCTGCGCGGAATGCTGGGCCTGCCGAGAACTTAAAAAAGCCAGTGTCATCGATTGGGAACAAGTCAGCGTTACGCCCTCGCAGGTACAGTCCCATAATCTCGCTTTCGGTGTGTGTGACGTTATAGAGCCTGCAATCACTGAGCCTTCCTAAGTAATAGTTGGAAGCCGCTGTTCGGACATAAGCACCGAGCGTAACGCGGTTCAATGTCATTGCTCTGGTTGTGGTATCTGCCGTCTCAATATCCAAACGACCGTTGACGTAGATTCGCACCGACGCTGTAGATTGCGAAACGTAAACGTGAGTCCATCTGTTGGTGTTGGTTGCAATTGAT